CTCCGTACAGACGTTCGATAAGTTCGGTCCCTATGTAAAGTTCCACGTACTGAAACATAAGGGTCCCGACCGAGTCGAGCACCTGGACGCCCGCTGGTGGCGTCGGAAACGCCGTGTACAAAGTCATACCCGTGATGAGATCACCTGACCTCGGAATAATTCTGTGATTTTCAGAGCCAAAAACAACACCAGCTTCATCGAAAATGACCTTGTCGACCCGATACGCGAACGGGGTCTGACCTTGATACTTTTCGATAAAGTATGTGACTTGGGGGTCGCCACTCAGTGAAATGTCCTCTTGGCCCAAAAAGGACAAACTGGCACGACCGGCCATTCTTATAAATTCGCAGGATTTATTTGCGCCCGAAGGGCGCCCTTGAAAAACCTTCAAGAGTCTTTGGGCCCCGGAGGGGATCACAGTCGCTGCGCGACTGGTCTCAGTGAAACATAATACCCGCAATTCCATTCTCAATTCTCAAAATATTTTGACTCAAGGCTATAACGTTGAACGTCTTTGCAGGGTAATTGAGTGCAGTGTTTCCTATATTCATTTCCAAAAGAACTTGGCGAATACGACTGAAATTAATCTGACCGGACGAAAGTGTTCCAAACGGATTTGTAGAAAAGGAATACATGTAAAACTGACGACCGTACTGATTCGGTTGTTGAGCCGTCAATACGCGAGGTTGTGAGAAAAAGTTCACGTGAGTCACGAATGGCTCGATAGCCCCAACATACAAGGTGTTGATAGTTGCCGTCAAAAAGGCATCTTCCCCGTTGAACGTGAGACCAAATGTCAAAGCATCCGTCCCTCCACCAAGTGTTGTGTAATTATAAGGTAAATTGGTGTTCGGATGGATCAGGAAAAAGAGTTCCTTGATCGGGTTTTTGAATTTTAGATCAAAAATAGCATTTTGGAATCCTTGAGCAAGTTGAAACGAATCGTATTGACATTGTGTTATGACATAATCGAGACGATGATTCTGGAACCAGTCTATTTCTGGGTTTGATAGATATGCATACTCTGTAATGATGGTTGCTGTGATCGTAGGGTTTGTCACGGACACGGAAGTCAAGTTGGAAAAGTTGTTGAACGTGACCCAGACCTCCACGTCTTGTCGCCCAAGTGCCGTGATCGGTAAAGAGAGTTCAGGGTTTCCGTAAAAATAGTAAGGGAGATTCACGTAGTACGTACGTCCCGGTGGTCCGACGCTCGTCTGTGTATCGTATTTTCCCGACAAGAGCTGAAGCCCGGGCTGATTCTCGTATGGGACGTTCAATTCGTTCCAGACCTCGATATATTCTCCGGTGATACTCTGAATCGTTTGACCACCCACTTTGAGGTCCGCATTCACGATGGCGATTGATCCTACACCATCGTAGTAGTTATATGTCTGAAAGCCTCCGATGAGAGTGTTCGAAGCTATGGGACCAACGGTCAAGTACGTTCCTGACGTGACTGTCACCCCAGCCTGAAACGTGTTCAGAGTTACGCCGTAACTTGGCGTCGTGTTGGATACTCTAAAAGGAACAGAAATTGTATATGGAGGTGCGAGTCCCAAACTAAAATTGAACACCTGTCTGAACGTAGAATCCGAACTTGTGATAGTAACATTTGTTACCGGACTTGATGTGTAAAATACACCTGTCAGCATGTATGAAGCGACGTTGTTGAACACGAGGTTTCCAGAAGCATTGACAGAAATTATAGCCGAGTTTGTATTGGAACTGAAATTTGTTTTTAAATTGAGAGGACTTGTAAGGGTACTTGATGTAGACTGAAACAACCCACCATTATACGGAAGTACGATTTGAGGGTTTGTATCCGACAAGACACCCACCTGATTTATGGAAAAAAATGAGTTGGCTGTTATGTTTGATAATGACTGGGTCGTTGACACGTTGAGATAGTAAGCGAGTTGTGTGTTGGCGACAAGAGGGATGGAAAAGGCGTACGTAGGGTTCCGACCCTGGAGAGACATATCATAGACGTAAAGGATGTTTGCCCGTTCGCCAAGTACAACGTTTGATACATATGACTCGGTCGCCGTGTTGGACAAGGACAGGATTCCAGAGATGAGATACTCGCCATTCACAGTAAAGCGCATCAAAGAGTTCGAGTCGAGCGTGACTGTTGTTCCGGAAGTGGTGTATAAGTTTCCGTAGAGCGGGACAGGGGCGAGAGACTTGCTTGAAAGGCTCACGTTACTTGAAAATTGATACACATCATTTGCGGGAGTGGCCGCGACATACGTCCCCGTGAGTGCATTACATGGTATGTTTGTCTGGACGTAAAAGTAGTAATACGAAGATCCGTCTGAAAATATAGGAATAATCGCTGGTGATGTTGGATTCGGGGAGACTGTATATGTGTATGTATACAGAAACGTGGGACTCGCCGATTGATTCGGAGTCGTGGATTTTCCATAACTTATAGACACGACACTGCCAGCACTCACGTTAAACCCCAGGCGAACCGTGTAGTACCCCGAACTCAAAAATTGTACGAGACCATCCGAAGAGACGAAAAAGGTCGTCGTCAACAGGTCATTTACGCTCCAATATGGTGAATTCGTTCCGGGTGTTTGAGCGCTAAAATCTAGAAACACATTCGTTGACGACGAGAGTGCTAGAGGTTGTGCAAGTGCAGCGTAAAACCCCGTCTGACTACTTACGGGAACACCTGATGTCTGAATCCACCCCGCCTGTTGAAGAGTCAAGTCGGGTGTGAGTGTTGATATAAAAGTGTTTGGGGCCAAGTTTGAAACACTATTCGCCGTAAGGTTCGACAGGGTCGAGACGGTTGCATTATATATCAGGTTTCCATTGGCGGCCAAAGAATAGTTTACGGGATCAAACCCCCAAAATATAGGTGAACTTGCATTCGTTGAAGAAACTGACGATGCTGAAAAAATGACGTTCGAGACGTTAGTAAACGCAAAATAATTAGTATTTGCGTTGTAATTTAGTACAGGAACAAAAGTGTTTGCCCATGTTGTGCTGTACGAATTTGTGGAATAATAGAACGACCCCAACTTTGAGCTCACTTGTTGAATGACTCCGTTCGAAAACCCGTACCAAAGGGATGGACGATTTGAAGAACTTGCCGGTGTGTTCCAGGTCCAGTCCTGTCCGGGGTTGTACAGAGCCGGAAGATTCATTTTAAGTGTGAGTCCTCGTATGAGGTCGCCTTTTGGAGGGATGTGACAAATACTCGTTCCTCCAAAGGTTATATACTGGTCGTTAAACGGAATATCGTACGCCTCGAGTACAAACGGCGTGTGTCTTTTGTACACACCCGAGAAGTACGTCACCTGTGGCTCTCCTGTAAGGTATGCATCTTGTTGACCAAGTGCTGCAAGTTGTATGTATCCTGCGGACATCTCTCTAGTAAAGGGAAACATATTGTTTCGCGCCCATAGGGCGCTCCAAGGGGATCACAAGGGAGTCCTATGGACTCCCGCTCTCGGTCTCGGTTCGCGCTCCAGGCCACCTCCTATTTTGTTTCAAAATTGCAGGAAAGGAATGTCTTTGGCACTCCGAAAGTTCGACCCGTCCAAGATGGCTGATGATAAGGTCTGCGTCTTCATAGGAAAAAGAGGAACGGGTAAATCAACGCTCGTCACGGATATCCTGTGGCACAAGAAACACTTACCGGCCGGTATCGCCATGTCAGGGACTGAGGAGGGAAACGGGTACTATAAGCAGTTTATTCCGGACCTCTTTGTCTTTGGGGACTATAATCGTGATGCCCTTGAACGGATCATCGATCGTCAAAAGAAACTCTTGGCCGTCGGTCGGTGTTCACCCGTCTTTGTCCTTATGGATGATTGTATGTACGACCGGTCTTTTATGAGGGACACGGCTATCCGCCAACTCTTTATGAATGGTCGACACTGGAAGATTTTCTTCATGATGACGACCCAGTATTGTATGGATATGACCCCTATGATCCGTACCAACGTAGACTATGTCTTTGCGCTCCGGGACAACGTCCGACAGAATCGTGAGAACCTCTATAAAGCCTTTTTTGGTGTATTTCCAACCTTTGACCAGTTTTGTCAGGTCATGGACGCGTGTACGGAAAACTACGAGTGCCTGGTCCTCGATAACACTTCAAAAAGTAATAGAATCACGGACTGCGTCTTCTGGTACAAAGCACCCATCAGGAGGAACTTCCGGGTCGGATCCCCATCGTTTTGGCAGTACCACCAAAGACACTATAACCCGCGGGCAGCCCAGAGACCGGCTCAGCCTGAGCCCGCCGTCAAGAGACGAGGCGGGTCTGTCAACGTCGTCAAGCGCGCTTGACCTTCCTTTGTTAATTTCCTCTTAAAAATCAGAGATGATGACTTACGACCCAGACGCGAGTACTCTCATAAGCGAAATTCCAACCCAACAGGAAACACCTTTAAACGAAGAAATTGCGATTCGTGCTCTTACTCGGGACCCTGAAGCCGCCCAAAAGTCCGTTCCGACCGGTCTATTGAAGAATTATCAGCTGGAAAAAAAGATTGACGAATCTCAAATGGCTGACTTTTCCACTCCGATCGAAGAGCTGATGCAGAACGAGGTGTCTGGTTCACCTTACGCCCCTCAGCAGCCACAAGCACCCTCCGCCGCCCGTATGAATGCGTCGTCCGAAAAGAAAAAGGCGGCTGCTTCGAGTAATCCTTTCGGTCTGACGGATGAGCAGTTCCAGGCGGCTCTGGCCGGTGTTGCCTCCGTCATCGCCTTTTCCAAGCCAGTCCAGTCCCGGCTTCGTACGATGGTCCCCAAGTTTGTGGGCGAGTCTGGTGACGTGTCGCTCACAGGCTTGGCTGTGACGGCCCTTGTTGCGGCCCTCGTGTTTTACATTATTAAGAAGTACTTGGTGGACCGGAATTGAGTCACCGAGACCAGGGCGGGCACGTTAGTGCCCGGGCTGTGATCCCTAAGAGTCAAAAGACTGAGGGGCGAGAGAAACCTGCGGTTTCTCGGTCCCGCCCCCGTCTTTCACCGTGTCCCCACAGTACTTGCGTTCCCCGTCCAACGTATAGAGCCCTTTTGAAACACAAAGAGTTTTGAGCTTTTCAAAATTATTCCAAAAATGCGTCGTGTGATCGTACTCGGGTACAGACATATGTGCCAATTCGTGTATGAGTACATACATCGCCGAGTTTACATCGTCTCCATCCAGGCAGATGTATATTTCGTACCCCTTGTTTACATTCGAACCTATAGGACCCTTGCTCCTGTCCCACCCACTCATACCTGTAAGGAGTGAAGGCCGGAGCACTCCTTTCCACATTGGGTCACCCGTCTGACGTAGCATATCCAGCGTGGCCCAGTACCTTTGCTTGAGTTCAGATAACATAGGAGGTTCCTGGTGGTACCAGAACACTAAAAGTAACAAAACAAACAAGACCCACATGATGACCGGCCACATTACCTATTCTTACGAAAGACAAATTTTGAGTACAAATCGGAGATGAGTCCTGTGGGTTGAGGAAGCATAGGCTCCCACATGACCAGGTCGAGTCCGAGCACTGCAAGGTCTTTTACGAGGACAGAGGCGTCCAGGACAGGCTCTTCACGTCCACCATCTGCATAGAACGGCCCATCGACCAGACGGACGTTCAAGCGTCGCCCACCCTGGAGCAAAGCAAACTCGTTGCCTAGAGGGTCCTTGAAGTGTCCGTACTGGTCTACGAGCGCCTCGGCTCGGGCCTTTTCGGGTACAACACCTAGAAGGAGCCCGTTCGGGTTCAGGGAACAGGCGATCGCTTTGAGAGAGGCTCGGTACGTCGGAGGGTCTTCGCAAATGTACTGAAG